ATTATAGCTCCACGGTATTTTCATTTCGGGCTTTGGAATCCATATACTATGCTTACCTTTCACTATACTAAAAAACTCCCCGTCTATAGTTATACCGTTTCCTTCTATTATCACCTCATTGTAGATCTTCTTGATTAACTTCAATTTATATAGTCTCCTTTATATCCTTTTTGTATATAGGTAAAGTTTCTCCACCTTCAAAGTAATTCAATACACTCTGTACCCTTTCCTTTGTTGAATGATACTTCTGACAAAAATCAAATCCTTGTCTCCGTATCTTATCACCTTCTTTAGGTTCCTTTATAACATACTTATCATATTGCTCTTTTAAATGCTGAGCATTATCTCTCTTATAAGGAATATAATGCATTTCAGGTTCAAAAAATGTATCCATTGCTTCACATTGATCATGAAAATAAAGAGCACCTGCTCCACAATATTGAAAAGGTCTAACGTCCTGATAAAGAGGAATGTTTACACCCATCTGCATACCAAGTACGGATTTAGCAGAAGATGAAAGTTCTGCTGTCTGAAAACGAGTATTACCTGTTTGTGGTGTTGGATAAACCTTTATATTGATAAGTCTTTTGAGTTGTTGTATAAACATTCTCCTTGGTCCATGATGAGTAGAAGAATCAAGATCACCTGTAAATGCCATATCACAATTATAACGTGGATCAGAATCAGCTATATCTTTTTGATAAAATGCCATATAAGGCCAATGTATAGTAGGTATCCTCCATATGTTAGAGAACTTTTGATAGTCACCGTGATTAACAAGCCCAAGGTCAACCCACTGATCAATTGGTTTTGGATAACGGGGTATTTCTCGAGAGTCCCCCATGTGATACAATACCTTTGTTCCCATTCTTCTACGCATTTCACTAAGCATTTGTAACACATCATGTCTCAATGGTCCAAAAATCATATGACAAAAAATAAAATCGGGCTTGAACCAATCTAATTCCAGTTTGATGTCATGCGTAGACCTATTAACAAGTTGAACAGTTTTAGCCCAACATCCACAACGTATAGCTCCTTCGAGTGTGCCATATAGAAAGGCACTATAATAATTCTGTATATTACCAAGTATAACAATTCTTTTCGGACGTAACATAATCCCTCCTCTTTATATTACCCTTTATACCTTCCATGCCTGATAGAACCATCCCCAGTTCCTAAATGGAAGTGATACCGTCCATCATCACAATTTAAAGCTTCTTCTTTTGTGAATCCATGATCTTTCATAAGCATATCAATATGTCTTATGCAACCTAACCAATAGGTCCCTGTGTTAGCAATTACCCAATCAGCATCTCTCATGCCTCTACCACCTTTTAATACCTCATTCATTTTCCAATGCACATTATCAGCAAAACTTACCCATTTAGGCTTCAAATAGCTTAACCTAAATAAAGAAGGTGTAAATGCCCAATGAGGGTCAGTAACTAAAGGTACACCATCCCTTACTACTTGTTTTTTAACGAAGCCTGGTTTCTCATGCATTATGGTTCTCTTATGAAATCCTATTTGGTTGATATCGGGATTATTATCCATCAAGTTACATAATGATTCTATATCAATTTCTTTTATAGGGTCTTGGTCATCCTCCCAATTTAATACATAAGGTGTTTTGCATTTACCTAATAACCATCCGAGTGAAGCTCCTTGCCCTATAGGTGGATTATGTCTTTCTATTACACTGTATACACCACTCTCCTTAGCATATCTAATACATTCATCTGACCTTCCACCATCTATTTGATCTTCATGAACCATCCAACGAAAATTCACCGTTGGTTTTAAGAACTTTACCATTGACTCTGTTGATATCCTTAGATAATCAGGTCTAGATGCTGAAGTTCTCATTATATCTACATCTCTCATAATTTTTTTCTCCTTTTATTATTTCTTATATCTTATTGAATCTGGCATAGGAGGATTATTAGGATCGAAATTCTTAATTAATGGGTTAGTACAAGGTTTGGGACCGGGTTCATAATCCATTTCTCCACCAAGACTTTTAGAAATAATTTTATGTATTACAGATTTTCTTTGGTCATATGGAAATCCATCATATTCTACTTTTAAGAAATTGAATAATTCTTCTGTAGTTAGACCAACACTAAAATATCCACCATACCAATCATTTATACTACCATCACTACCTCTTAAACTACCATATTTTGTGCAATTCTTAACAAATCCTAATGTTGCCGTAAAGTTTTCTCTTGTAACTCTAACAGTACTATAACCAAGGTGTAATGCATAACCATCCTTAAATACATTATAATTACAGGTTTTAAATCCTTCTTTAAATAAACTATAACAATAAGGAGCTGATGCCCATCCAGCGTTACCGAATGTTGATATACCATGTTCTGTCCAACTTTTCATATCACATAAAATAAGACAAGAATTTGGAAATCCACCTGTAGTCTCAGCATTATATTTGTCCTTATAATATTCAAATCTACCTGTATGATTTATCACTATACCATCTATTCTACCTGATGATTGTCCTACAGCAAGTATCTTTTCATCAAGGTCAAAACACGGTAACATATTAGGTATAAGGTTTACACCCTTTGGTAGTATATTGGTATCGGAATCCAGTATTAAAACATATCTGGTTTTAACATATTCAAGACCGGCACTTATAGCTATACCATGACCCAGACTTGTATTTTGTTCTGGATTTTTACCTCTTGATGTTTTATTATAATATCCTAATGATTTAGGTTTACCCCCTCTTACAACTGTTACATTTAAAGATTTGTCATTTTCGAGACTATTTAAGTAATTTAATATATTTTCTTCATCAGAGCAATCATCTACTATTACTATATTAGCATACTGTTCCTTTGGTATATAAGCAATAGCTGATTCTAATGCCAACCTAAAAATATTATAATTATTTCTCACTGTGTAAAGTAATGTTACATTTCCTGCCATTTTATTCTCCCCCAATCATTTCCTTTATTTCTTCTTCTGTCATTTTTTGAGTATTGAGTGTACCATAAGGTTCGGTCAATCTGTTATTTTCCCTTTCTATATTAGATACTATAAAAAAATCCCAATCCAGTATAGTAGTAAAGGGTAGTTCTCTCTCAGATATTAGATCTTCTTCGAATTTTTCCACATGAGATCTAACACCTATAAGTTCCACATCATCGGATATACTTTTAGCTAACTCATATATATTAACAGTTTTCATGTCTCCTTTAACACCCGTCCATCCACCACCATGTAGATCACACATACCAATAGATTTATATATGAATTTTGCAGCATCCTCTAAAGAAAACATCATTCTATTCATCCTTTTATCAGTAACCCTCAAAGGTATACCACCCTCTTTCATTTTTTTCCATCTCGGTATTATAGAACTACTACTATTGGCAACATTGGCAAATCTACAAGAGATGAATTTATTTCTATCAGTGTTTGCTTCCATAAAACATTTTTCTATTAAGAATTTTGTATTGCCATAAACACTTTTAGACTTACATGCTTTGTCAGTGCTTATATTTATAGTTATAGGAACGTGAAACCATCTACTTGCTGAAATCACATTCAAGCTACCCAATATGTTTATCTTACAGCCTTGTATAGGATGTTGTTCTATTACTTCTATATGCTTCATTGCAGCGGTATGAATTACTATATCTGGTTTCACTTTATCATAAACACTATATAAAGCACATTCATCTTCAATGGAGGCTGTGTAATTAGTAACTAAAGGAAATTCATCTTTTAATTCTGCTTGTAGTTTCTCCCCCCTACTGATATTATAGAACTCATATAGGTCATAATATTTTTTAATGAAAGCCTTACCTATTGAACCAGAACCACCTGTTATCAACACTTTTTTCATTTACCCAATACCTCCTTGAACATTTTTCTATAGTTTTCTGCTTGTATCTTCCATGTCCATTTTTCTTCTACTGTTTGTCTTGCTTTCCTTCCCATCTCCTGTACTACTTCTCTATTGTTCTTCATCCAATTTAACCGTTCTATATATGATTTAACATTCCTTTCAACCATATACCCATTAATACCCTCATTTATGAATTCTGGTACATTACCTATCTTATTACCCACAAAACATCTACCTGTTGATGTCGCTTCCAGTAATTGATTAGGAGTACCATCCATATCAGAAGCAATCATTATCATATCAACATCATGATAGAAAGGTGGTATTTTCCCTGGTTTTATCACATTAGGGGAGTTAAATCTACATACTTGGGATTTCAATTTTACTTCCGCTTGTCTACAAGATTCTATAACAAATTGTACATAACCCTTCCTCGTAGTATTTTTACCCACATAACCCACTGTAAATGGTTTAGTTATGTCTCTTTCTTTAAATGCAAAAAGGGTTTCATCAACACCATTAGGTAAGTAATATACTTCACTATAATACTTTTCTAATTCCTTTTGTAGCAATACACTATTAGCATGATGAAATTTAGAACCATCCAACATCTGTTTCCAATTACCCCTATAACTGGTATATGTATGTGATGTTACACCTGTCAATTTTTGCTCAGCTGGTATATGAGAAAGGAAATGTGAAGCACCACAATCAAATGTAAAATACAAGTCAAACTTTTCTTTCCTATCGAACTTATCTGTTGGGGATGATTGAAAATATCTTATAAATATATTGAAATCGTCACTTAACCATTTCTTTATATTCTTAGCTTTAACATCCCATGCCCAGCCCCTTACATCTGAAAGTATTAGTATATCAGGTTTTCCATTTTTAGATCTTTCTCTTTTTATTATTTTTGTTGGTTCTTCCTTCTGCTTTGGTTCTTCCTTCTTCTTCTTTTGCTTTTCCCTTCTTATTACTTCTAAATCTCTTAATGTGCCTTCATCTGGACCATATTTTATTTTCCATTCTTCTGGAGACATATCCCTTTTCATATTATTCATATCCTTTTTAAGTAGTTCAGATTTAACTTTTAGAGATTCCCTTTTCTTTATAAGGTCCCTTTCCTCATCATCAATCTTTTCTAATTCTTTAGATATATCAATTATTCTCTTTTCAATTTCACCTTTATTTGAATATTCCGTTGATTTTCTATTATTTACTATATCCCACAACATTTTTCTATAGTTTTCTGCTTGTATCTTCCATGTCCAGCTTTCTAATACAGTTTTTCTTGCAATATTACCCATTTTTATCAGTTCATTTCTATGATCACGAAAGTATAGTATTTTTTCAGCATATTTATCAACATTCTTTTCAACGAGAAATCCATTAATACCATCTTGAATAAACTCTGGCATATTACCAACTCTATTGGATATTATAGGTCTTCCACAAGCGGCAGCCTCTAATGCTGTATTGGGTGTCCCGTCTTCTTGACTTGCTACAATGAAACAATCAAAACCATTATATATTGACGGCATTGTTTCATGTGTTAAAGCTTCAGTATGATCTTTATAATTAGGATGATATAAACATTTAGCTTTCTTTACAGCCGGTTCTATAAATTCTAACTGACCCTTTAATGGAGATAATTTACCAACATGACCAACTATAATGTTTTCTCTTTCATTAGGTATGGGAGTGGTGGGTCTAAATAGTGTTTCGTCTACTCCGTTAGGTAGGTAATATATGTTATCATGAATATTTCTTAATTGACTAAGCAACAATTTACTGTTAGCATGAACAGCTCCAGCAAGATTCATCTTAGGTTCTATTACACTTATAGGTCTATGTGATGTAATACCAGTAACCTTTTTATTTTTAGGTATCCCTTTCAAAGGTTCAATATCTATATAGCTATAACCGAATGTGAAATATACATCATATTTTTTGGGATCTATCTTACCCCCAGCAAGGATACAGGTAATATCAAACTCATTAGATAAATATTTTTTCAATTGAACGGATTTAAAATACCATGCCCAATTCTTTACATCACATATAAACAATACCTTCGGCTTAATCACCTTTTTAATTTCTGATGTTATATACAGATGAGATTTTTCCTCGGGCTTGACAACCTCGGGCTTGACAACCTCGGGCTTGATCACCTTTTTAACTTCCTTGGGTTTATTACTTTGCCCTGGACTGTTTACAATCATACCTATTTTTGACATTTATTACAATTTCCTTTTTAAATATTTTTCTTTAGTTTCCTTCCATGATAACTTAATTAAATCATCATAAAATAGCATTTCTGTATTGTATTTATCATTTTCAATCATGTTTTTTAGCCTTTTTGAGGCATATTTTTCTTTCCATAGATCAGTTAATGCTTTTATAGAATTATCAAATAAAGGCTGTCCATAATCTTCAGTTTCACCTCTTAAATATTCATTAGTATTAGTGTATAACCTGCACCAATAAGAACCTCTTGGAGCATGATTAGCAGGAGGTCTTATACCATAATTACTATATATCATGGTTAGTATCCTACCTTTAGGTCTGGAACCTTCATATATTCCTCTAATTTTTTCAGGATATTTTTTCTTTAATTCTTTTACTGCTTCCTTATATACATTATCAGATGGTTCCAATGATATCTTACCTTCAGATGTGCCGCATTTCCTCCAATACTTCAAACGGGTGTACTGACTAAATCCACCATAAAGACTTGTAGTTGTTATGCCTATTAGTTTTTCCTTATTATAATAGGCATTCCATGTATCAACCACAGGCTTAGAACAAACCATTAGAGCAATAAGTTTACCACCTACATAATTATATCCTAATGGTTGAGTTGGAGAGATTGAGGAACCCATAGCTGTATATCTGAGGAATTTCTTTAAACGATCATCTCTTGACCAGCCTATATATTCGTCTCTAGGTTTTAGTGATATGAAATCGGAACCTAATGATATGATTCCAATGTAGGTAAGGTCAGGTTTATTCATTACAATAAACCTTTTAATGCGACCTTTGTTAGCATTCCAATGTGCCGAATGTGTAAATATGCGGAGAGTATTCCAGGTAAGGCTTTGATCCTTAGTTATTACAGGAATAATTATTGGTTGGATTTTTAGGTAATCTTCTGGTTGGCTTGGTTTCCAAATACATTGCTTGACTTCCCACATTTTTTGCTTTTCAGCTATGGACCATTCTCTATTGTGTATTTGATGCCAACCACGATATAGAGTATATTCCTTTATATTCATACTGGACAACATATTAAAATTTTCTTCAAACAATTTTTTTATATTACTCATACGTACATATTAACTCCCTAATTAAAAAAACTATTTATTACGGTCTTCTTCTTTAAATCCCTTTCTTTCTTCTTCTTTTGTCTATCTTTATATGAATTTTTTACTACATGAATTAGAAGTTCTTGTTTTAACACATCTATATGATCTTTAAAGTTAGAAATTCTATCTATTGCCGATTTTATATAGTTAGATGATATGTCTATGCCCATATAATCATGACCCAATAACCTACAAGCTATACCCGTTGTTCCACTACCCATATAAGGATCTATAATCAAGCCTTTTCTATCACTCATAAACGATAGTATGCATCTCAGTGGTAGAATAACTGGAAATGGTGCTGGATGTGGATTATCCATATCTGGTGTAAAGTTCCATATAGAAGAGCATACAGCATGTTTACCTTCCAATTTCACACCTATTACTTTACCACCTATAGGTTTGTATAACCAATAAATTCTCTCGTCCTTTTGATGGAACCTGTAACCACCCCATTCAGTACAAGTATGTTTATCCCATATGATTTCTTGTCTTATGTGCCATTTAGATTTAACTAACCATTCTAATGGAAATGTGGCTATACCTTTAAGATGTCTTACCTTATGATTGTAAAAAAATGAACCCCCAGGTTTTATAGTTCTGTAAAGCTCATCGAGTACATTTATTTGGTTTTGTTGGTATTCATCTTCAGGTAGATCGTCCTGTACTTTATCATATTTGATGGATCTGAATATTGAACCATCTGTATTTATCTTCTTGTTGTATGGTGGGGAGGTCACACCCATATCTATGAAAGCATCGGGTAATTTTTTGAGAACCTTTAATGTATCACCTTGTAAGATTTTATTTTTCATAATACCATATTCTAACACATTTAAAATTATTTGTAAAGACTATTTTATGATATACGTTAATCTTCCTTGTTGGGTTTTTACTGATGACATTGAGCCCTTTCCAGATACCATTTTAAGATTTCCTTTATTTGTCTTTGTCATATTGAATTTAACATCACCAGTTGAAACAAATTTTTTCAAATCTAAATTAGCCTGCCAGTATGTAAGTAGTTTTGTAAGTAGTTGAATAGCTTTAGGATCCGAATTCAATAAAAAGGCTATATTTTGACATATAAAATAAGTAAAAGAATCGGGTAACTTATCATTAATAGTCTTTTGATTTTTTGTAACAGGCCATGAATTATTTCTAACCACATCCATCAAATATTCCTCAATGGGTGTTAGAATTCCTTTAGCCAAATTCTGATATATTTTATATGAATTATTTTTTATATATTTACCTTTACTACCTTTTAAATATCTAGACATCAAAACATCCATACCAACATCATAAATGAATTCCATATTTTTAATATCTCTCTTCATGTTAATTTTAGTCATATATTTCAATAATGGATTGTTAATTCTACCACCGTTATCAACATAAGAGATCAATTTAGGAATAAGGTTAGCATGAAATGATGCCGATGCACCTACACCTGATTTGCTTGATATAGGTATAAAAGTACCATCTTTCATTTCAAATATACTATCTATACCTGCAAACGATGAACTAGTAGGGACTATAAACATCAATACATCATTAGGAGATTTGATGGGGCTCTTATTAAAAACCTTTAATTCCCCATTCAATACACATAACCCTATCAATATTTCACCATAATACTTGGATATTTCTTGTTTTAACTTTCTATCATCGAATGTCCCCCAATCAAATTTAGAATATTTATTAGAATTAAGGTTTTTGATTATTATAGTTTTAAGATTTTCGGGTATAGTGCTTATATTATATATACCATTAATAACACTATTAGCTATATCTTTAGCACTGTAAAATACTTTAGCATCAAATTCTTTGCCATCAACACTCATCATTTCAGATTTGGCTGTTTGTGTAAGCTTATTAGTGGTTATCCTAAGTTTTTCACCACCAGTTTTTGCTCCTTTATCGAGTAAATTGAATGAAATATTGTAAGGAATATTTTTATATACTACTATTACCTTTCCATTATCGTATTTGGAGGATTTAGGAACCACTACTTTGCTTCCTTGTGGTATTATTTCATCAGTGTTCTTACCTTGTTTATCATATACAGGGGTATCCTTTTTTAAAAATGTTTCAACATCTCTGTCTTTAAAATATTTGTTAAATGCTGTTATACCTGTAGTAGATTCCTCTAAAAAATTTTCAAATCTCATCTTTAATTTCAATCCTCCCCAGCGGGTTTTACATCCTCTCCTCTTGCTCTTGCTGCTCTATATGCATCCCAATAATGACTCGAAGAATAACCCTCATTTCCCCATGAGCACATATTATATTATATTGTAACATGTAACCAACTTTTACCATTTTTTATCCTTCTAATAGTTGAAGTTGATACATTAAATATAATTGATATATTTTTGGTGGTTTCATTATTTTTTACTAACTCTTTAATTTTTCTCACTTTTTCATTATTTAATTTAGAATTAGGATGATTTTCTCCTGTAAGTTTTTCAGAAATTTTATTTAAAGTTTCTTTAGTATGTTTTTTACCATAAAAAGGATTCTTCTTACCAATTCTTTGTTCTCTCAATTTTTGTTTAGTTTCTTCTGAAAGTTTTGTACCAATTTTCACTTCAGACCATTTCTTTAATTGATTTTCTGTAAGCTTTCTCCCTTTATTAGCTTTACTTACTATATCTTTTACTCTTTGACTTCTTTTTCTACCATACATACCATTATTTTTACCTTTAGATTTCAATCCTATTTTTCTTTTAGATTCTTCGGAATGTTTAAATCCATGATTTCCTTCTCCACCCCAAGTTAAATTATATCCATTAGGTTTGAAAGAATTATACTGTTTGATATAATGGTATTCCATCTCATCCATTTCTTCTTTAGATGAACATTCCTCTATAATTTCCCATTTAAAATTATCAAAACCATATTTACGAATAGCTCTATAAAAATAAAAATCTGTACCTGCATTTGCTCGTTGTAAATGTGATTTTTTTCTTTCAGATAAAGGTTTGATAGTTTGACCTATATAACATTTACCATTAATCTCATTTATAGTTTTATAGATAATCATTTCAATCCGATCCAGTTGGTTTGACATTTTGACCATTAGCTCTTGCTTGTTTATAAGCATCCCAATAGTGACTGCTATTACCCTTCCAGTCGCACATATCTGTGCGATTATTATACTTCAATTCAAAACGTGACTTTGATATCAATCTATCCATTGCTTTCTTACATTTTGGACAGGTATGCTTCTCATCCATTTCTTTTCCAAACTCTAACTTTTCTTCATAACAACCACAATCATTACATAAATACTCGAAAATAGGCATTTCTTTCTTCTCCTTACAGTTTATATATCTCTAATTTCTAAAACCTTGTTAAATTTCTTCTTAAAACTATCCTTAGCTTTACCTTCCAATTTCTTACCCTTATAGCATTTTGTACCCTCATCAAATAAATATAAGTATACATCACCACCATATAAGTAAGAAAACCCCATTGGCATTCCTTTGTAAACCAAAAATACAGCAACGGGAATCTTACAAGGACTTTTAGGATTTTTATAATACAATTCAAATGCAGAAGGTCCAACCAGAATAATATACTTATCTAACACTATCCAGTTTCTTGTTATTGTTTGTGGATCAATATACCCCTGATATGAATACTCCCCAAAAGAAGACTTAAAACTATCTTTTGGGGCTATGTATATCTGCTTTTCTCTTATTTTTTGTTTTTCCTTTTCATTTTTTCCAGATGGTACCTCAATAATATTACCATCTTTTTGAAATACATAATCAGTCGATGTTTTGATACAACCAAACATTACTATTAACAACCCAACCAATAATATTTTACTTATTCTCATTTCTTTTCATCCTCTCATCAATTCTTATAAGGATATCATTCATTACATCTTGTTTCAATTTTATTTTCTCCACATCTGTTTGAACTTTCCCTATTTCTTTTTGAACTTGCTGGTTTCTATCATCTCTTTCTTCCTGTATATCTTGTTTGTTTTCAATAACATCAGCAGCTAAACTTGTAACACTATAAGAACTATGTGTAACCCATGTACCCCAACCAAGTATAGACATAAATAATGCAATGACTATAGCCACCATTATCTTTTTTAGTATTCCGTTTTCGGCTTTCATTTCTCATAACCTCTCAAATGTGTAATATATCATGAAGGTGTTTTCAATATATTTATCGGTAAGTCTGTAATGTAATTCCTTTTCAATCCTATCTGAAAATTTATCATATAATTTCTCTCTTTTAATGAAACCACAGTATTGCCATTCTTTTGGCTTCACTTTACTGATAAATTGTTTTAATGCACTTAGTGCTCCTGCAAAGGCTTTTAATGGATGTCCTGTATGTGTGTCACCGGTAACAATAGTACCATCCATATCAGCACCAAATGTGAAATGATATATACCACTTATCTTTGCTACCTTTGCTCTGTATTTCAGACCATCAAATTGCCATACCCATTTATTCTTTCCATCAGACATTGCATTTATAGATTCTAATGATTCATCAAATTCATTACACAATTCTTCAACATATAGATCATATAATTCATCTATATGTTGTTTAAATTTCATTATTCCTCATCTTCTATAGGTAAATCAATAACTATTTGTCTAATTTTCTTTAAATTGGTAAGTATGGCTTTTGCTTCCTTCTTAGTTATTGTTATGTTATCTTTGTCAGCTGATTTTTCAATTTTACCTAATATTTTAGCTGCATATGGGTCCATAAGTATATTCAATATAACATGCGATAAATTTTCTTTCTGCTTCCGTGTATACTTAGGATCTTCCGTTATCTTTTCCATTAAATATTCTCTTAGTTTCATAATTGTTACCTTTCTAAACCACCATTTATAAAATTGTTTAAATAACCAGTAATATTGCCAATGTTAGGAAGTATCATCGCTTCCTTGTTATTAAAATGGTACATGCCACCTTCTCTATACTGACCAGGATTATTACCCCAAGAGAATACGGGCACCTTCTGTAGATTGCATATAGTTGTCCAATAACTTAAAGGACACACCACTACTTTAGCATATGATATGGCACCTATTATATATTTCCAACCATTTTCAAAATAATCTATATATTTAAATATTTCATTCTCATTTACTAAGGGTGTATTCATATCACCTATAACAACGAACCCCTTATCTTTTATAGAATTGTAAAAAATGCTCATTTCATCTTCGTCACCATAAGGTATGAAAATGCGTAAATTTTTTAGTTCTTCAGGAGTATTTATGTTTTTTAAATCTATATGTTCAAATGTTTTATTATATATGGGGTATTGTATTACCGACTTTGTGTAATTTATACCCATCACATCTATATTTTTTTTAGAACAACCCTCTCTTTCTGATATGGATATCTTTAGATCTTTAACGAGAATATTATAATTTTTTAAAGATAATAACCTATGTATATAACCTTCCTGTCCTAATTCATCTCTAGATAATTGTTTATATACAGGTAGTTGTTCGTTATCAAAGGTCTTATATAAAAAGGAGCGATTAAAATGTGTGCTAATGTATGTTTTATCTGGCTGTAGAACTTTATGTATCCATGTTATGTATGGTCTAAAGGTAAGTATTTCTTGTTTAAAAGATCCAACATAAGGCCCTAAAATCAATGTCATTATATAACATATCCCTCTTCACATATGATAACATTACCATTCCAAAGGTTCAGTATTTCTTCTTTGTCACAGAAGATATCGTCATTTATGGATATAACCTCCAAATTCTTCAACACATCTTCAAAACAATAATTCAATATAAAGTGCAGTTCGTAAGTACTTAAATTTGAAAAATCTAATAGTACCTTGTTATTCTTTCTGAAAAAGGATATAATACCAACACCTTTCTGGTTCTGTATATAATACTTTTTAGACGTGTACTTCAGAATATAATTATAGATTCTTATGTTATCTCCTATAATGAACCTATTCGTTTTAGGGTAAAAGGACAAAACTTTCTTTACCTTTTCCTCTGTTGGATTAAAGAATGCTAATTTGATCAAATGAACCCTTGATATACCTCTCAAATCCTCATCGTATAGATTATCCTCCGTGATTGTAATAAAATCTGTTCCTATACTGGTAATTCTCATTTACATTTTCCTCCTAATAATTTCAGTCTCCATGGGGAAATCTTAATTTTGGTATAAGCTTTAGTGCTTGAGTATGAATTGTCTATAACAAACTTATATATATTATTTATACCAGAACCAACATAAAATTCATTTATATCCTTATATTTATCATTAGAAAACAAAAAGAATTTGGTATTAGGAGGGGTATTGTTAGAATCTATAAGTTTAAGTATGGATTTTAGACCAGCTTCATCGTTATCAAGGCATACTATCAAACCCTTATTTGTTAATTGTGATATTTCATTCAGAAAGTCTTTGGATATTTCACTACCCAAGCAGGATGTTCCTTGACTTCCAATAGTAGCAGCATCAATCAGACCTTCACATATAATTATATATTTGGAACTATCAAATTCATGCTTGTTATATATAATACTGCCTTTAGCCAATGTGGGGTTCTTATATTTGGGTAGAATACTATCAATCATTGCTCTTGCTTGGAAGTAAACAATATGATTATCTTTATCGTATATGGGTATTATAAATCTCCCTTGATAATCACCTTTGTAAGCAACATGTACATTAAGATGGGATATTTTCCTATCTCTTATGAATTTTCTTAGAGCTTTCTGATAGATTAGTTTCATATAACCATCAACTCTTTCATCAACAGATATACAGTCATTCAGTATATAATCGTGATATTCATATTCATATTCTATTTCCTTAATTATTTTTTCTTTCTTGCGATTGGAAAGTTTTTGGATTAGATAGTCTGGGTCGTATGATTGGAGATCTTTAAGGGATTGGGCTATGGATATTCCTTTAAGAGTGGAATAAAGAGTAAGAAATGAACCAGATTCATTACAGTTAAAACAATGCCATAAAATTTGCCCCCCATTAAAATCCATATTAAATCGTTTCTTTGATTTAGATTTCTTTGAATCTCCGCAAAGTGGGCATCTCGATAACACATGGGTACCATTTTTAGAGAGTTTCACACCTTCCATATATTGATAACAAAATTCAATCATAACATCTAAAGCTATCATTAACAAACCTCTATTCTTAATTGTTCATACCTGCATCCATCTTTTTGATGCACTTTCTTATGGCAAGTATAACATAAAGTAATGCAATTGTCAATATCAGCAGACTCTAATGGATTGGTACTTACTGGATAGATATGGTGGCAATGGAGAGTACCGGTAGAACCACACTTAACACATTGATATCCATCCCTTTTCAATACTAATTTTTTTAATTCTGGTTGAACTTCTCTATCCAATTTCAACCATTCTAATCTTCCTGCTCTTATTGCATCTTCTCTCATTAATTGTTCAGGTGATTTACCATATATAGAACAGGAATATCTACATTCATCAGAACAATAAAAACGAGATTCATAATTATAATTACCTTTGAGATATTGAGACCTATTATTGGCATTATAATCTTTTGGTATAAACCATTTATTACATTTAAAACACCTTACTTCTAATATATTCTTATCTTTTGGACTTCTTCTTACCTCTTCACACCATTCTATCTGAGAGGCATAAGTATCATAAAGAGGTATATGTTTTTTCCATAATTCACCTTTCCAATTACTATTTTTTTCACCTTTTTGGTTCTTTGATTTTTTTAATTTTCTTTCTTTTGTATTATATCCTTTACCAGCACAAATTTTAGAACAATAATAACCTACTTTATTACTTACTTGTGCTAAAAATGGTTCCCCACAAATTTCACATTTCTCTTTGTAAATATAATATACATATCTCTTATCATGCCATTTACCGGTCTTTTTATTATATTTTAACCCTTCTAAATTATCCCAGCATATTTTCATAATTAAACTCCTTACTAAGTTAAATTGTTGTGGAGTAAGGCTTAGTGAGTAAGCACTAAGCCAAGGTGATCAAACCCTGTCCTCCTATTCCTCGAAAAAAATCCCTTTCCAGCATTCATAATCAAAAGGGGTTAATAAGGCTGCCTCTTCATACGTTAAGTCCTTGAATTTCTTATACTTACAGAATATCTTACCATTCTTTATTTTACAATGGAAACAGTTTATACAAAGAGGTGTTGTGTTTTGTTCTTTTCCATCTTCCATTTACTTGTTCTTTAGGTGTACCATACGTTTCTTTCCATCATTCTCTATTTCTTTTCGTATATCTTTAGGAAATAATCGGATAAATTTACTCATATCGTCATCATCTACTTTGAATATTTGTGACATAACGACTGCTGTTTCAAAAGCATCCCATTCCTTATCTAACTTTCTTGTTTCTTTATACACCTTCTTCAATGCCCTTTTCAATGTTTGGGATACCGCTTGTCTGCTAATACCCAATTCCTTAGCAATCTCAGCACCGGTCTTTTGTTCTGTAAGTGCTTGAATATTATACTCTCTTTGCTCTTCTTCCTTTATAAATGTTCTAATTCCCATTGTTTTTCTCCTCCAATAAATGTTTTCTTATGTATCCAGTGTTTTTCACAGGTGTTTTATTCTTCCATACATATTTTATTTTCTCTTTATTGTATTTATATCCTTGGGTATCTGTTAGAGTATTTTCATTTATATTTACAATTCTTACAATTTTATCTTTACCGCATTCATCAACCATTACATACATTATATTACAACCTCTTCATATATATTACAACCTTTTCATCTTCTGGATGAACAACACCTCTATCATCAACATAATTAGACACTCCATTTATAACGGAATATGGCTCATCTGGTTTTCCTTCATTTTTAGATTTATCGATTTTGAAGGAAAACTTTGTGTATAAATCATGTAAATCACCACTTATATTATTACCTTTCCTATAATAGCAAAGCAATCAAGTCTTTTAGCACCATTTGATACTGCTGATCTCATTAAGGCATTCGCAGAAGACTTTTGTGATGAAAATAATGATACAAGTTCATTACTATGTGCTATACAGTATCCTGATGAATTGTTCTTACCAAGATAACACTGCATCTTCTTATATTCAGATACACTGTATATTGTCAATGTATCAAGACCTTTTGCATTATCCCCTCTTGATATATCATTACCCCTTATTTTTGATACAGCTTGATGAAATACTCTGCCAGTTACCTGTTTGAAATTGTCCTCATCCTCTGGATTCAACCGTTGACCCCCTCATCAATTGCTTGGATGATAATTTTCCAATATCCTTAAAAGCTTCTAATATCTCATTAATTCTACGCAATACTCCATTCATAATCTCTTATTTCCTCCAATAATGTATCAATGATATTTTCGAGATCCTTAGTGTATATATTTCTATTTATCTCAATCATCATGGATTTCACATTATTGTTTTCATGATGTATAGATGGAATTATAGTACCTTCATATGGATAGTTGATATCAATGGTCAATCCATTCTTTTGGAAATGTTTCTCAGCCATTTCTATTAATATATCTGGGGTATGTGTCTCATTCATTCCTATACATACATGAGGGTCGGATGGATCATTGGGAGCAAATGTATGACAATCAATTATTATAACATATTCATAGTAACATAACTGTCTATTAGTGGTTACGTTAAATTTTGTATGATAGTCACGATACATTTCCATTATATCTTCATCGGGTGTTATTCGCTTGATATCATTACCAAAGGTATCCTTTCTATAAATTATACCCTGATCCTTTGCTTCCATTGGATCATTATGTTCTAATCTTTCTACATCACAAACGAACCTACTGAGAGGGAAACTGATAATATCACATCCCCAATAATTGAACAATTCATTTACATAAGTGTCAGTAAGATTATCAAGATTATCTTGCTCGTTATCAAGCTCTATATGACCACCAAGCTCTCTTGATGAATGGGGTATATGTAGTATCATATTTTACCTCCTTTCTATCCACACCTGCTATAACCACAATTACAGGAAGCACATCCTTCTATCATCATTATAGGCATTCCACACTCTGGACATTTTTCAGTATCCGATGAAAAACCATTGTACTTGTTATCACTATAATACCTGTCTAACAACTGTGCTAATCCGTCTGGTATGCTTAGTATTTGAGTAGGTTTGAGGTCAGTTTCATCTAATCTCGACCATACGGGCTTATCACTATTTATGCCTATAAGTGTTTTGACTATATTTTTTACAGATACCCCACCTTGTAATGCTATAGATACTACCCTTCCCACAGCCTCAGATAAAGTATTCATTACTTGTCCTGACTTACCAATTTGAAGGAAAAGCTCCACAGGTTTTCCATTTGAAGAGCTTACTGTGGTGTATAGTGTTCCATTGCCTGTATCAATCTTAAATACATCAGCAGATAGCTTAGCCGGTCTAACAAATTCTTCATGCTCATTCGTTGTGGGGGAGAATGTAACTGGTTGATTCTTCTTACTTCCATCCCTATATACGGTAATACCCTTTAATCCCTTCTCGTAAGCATATTTATATAATTCTGAAATGTCCTCCTTAGTAGTTGATTCAGGGAGATTTATAGTACTACTTATTGCTGTACTACAATACTTTTGTAATGCTGATTGAACATCTATCCTATCCTTTGGTTTTATATCATGTGCCGTTACAAACACTTCTCTTACTTCTTTAGGTATACCTCTAATACCTTTTAGAGAACCACCATTATTGAATATTTTTTCAAGCAAATCATCAGTGTACCATGGTTCATTTTGAAATCTCTCCTCAAATACCTTGTTAACAAACATCATAGTGGAACCGTCAATGAGATTTTTTTGAAATACTAAACCAAAACAAGGTTCTATGCCATATGAAGCATCACAGGAAATTGCAGTTGTTCCAGTAGGTGCGCATGTAGTGTGTTGAGAATTTCTAACACCAAACTTTTTAACTTTTCTCATTATTAATTCATCGTCATCACAAAAGGTTGATAGTATTTCTTCTACATCTTCTTTAAAATCATTATAATTGTGAAATGGTTCTTTTTCATCTGCCAGTTCAGCACTTTTATCAATAGAAGCACTTGTTATTGTTTTCATAATTTTGGATGCAAATTCTTTACCTTTAAGACTATCATACTTAATATCAAGAGTGAACATAGCATCGGCTAAACCCATTATACCTATACCTATTTGTCTATACTTTTTAGATACATCTTCAAATCTTTCATCAGGATAATCCATTACATCAATAGAATTATCCATTAGTACTGTTATATCCCTTGATACATTATATAGATCCGTCCAATGCATTTTATTAGATACTGTAAACTTATTTACATCAATAGCTGATAGGTTACAACATCCGAAAGGGATTAAAGGCTCCTCACCGCAGGGATTAGTACATTCAATAAGGAACTTACTTTTCAAAGTATTGAATTTATTTATAATATCTATGAACATCATTCCTGGGTCAGCGGATTTCCAGCTCATATAAGCAAGTCTATCCCACAATTCTTCTGCATTTATTTCACTTACTTTAATACCATTAGACGGTGAATGTAATGGAAATGATATACTGTCATCTAATGCTTCCATAAATTTATCAGTAATTGCAACTGATATATTCATATTGGACAACCTACCATCCTCTTCTTTACAGTTTATAAACTCCATTATATCAGGATGCCATACAGGCATATTACAAAGTATAGCGGCTCTTCTTACTCTACCACCAGACTTAGTTGTTTCACCTACAGCATCGTAAAGACGCATAAATGTTATAGGTCCCGAACTTTTACCTTCAGGTGGTTTTTCTTTTTCACCTTCATATATATAAGCATTTCTTTCTCTAAGGTTACCTATGGGAATACCTATTCCTGACCCAAATTGAAATACCTTTCGCGACACATTTACAGTATTATAGATACTCTCCATACTATCTTCCAATGATACAACATAACACGCGCTGAATACTTTATGTTTTGTTCCTGCATTTAAGAAAACTGGGGTATTCGGTCGCCATACATTGTTGGCTAATAAACCATAGGCTATTTCTTCTTCCTCTTTATTTGTGGCGAACTCTTTTGCTACCCTTCTAAATGTATCCTTCATTGTCTCATTTTGAAATGAATACAAATTATTAAAAATTCGTATTGCATTATCACTTAGTCCAAATTCGTTTTCATCATTCACTTATGTTCTCATCCCCCTATCAAAATATTCTTCTATTGATTCATCCATATCTTCTGCACTCTTTGCTGCGTTCAATAGTTTATAAGCTAAAGCCTTTGCTTCTTTGGATGTCAAGTCATACCATTCAAAGGAATCACCATTCCTTTCTTGATATAATAAAACATCAGGTCCCTCACCCCATGTACAAACAGCTTTCCAACTATATGGTTTCTCTTTCATTATTAACATACCTCTATTTTTAATTGTCCATACCTGCATCCATCCTTTTGATGAACTAACTTATGGCAAGTATAACATAAAATTATGCAATTGTCAATATCAGCAGACTCTAATGGATTGGTACTTACTGGATAGATATGGTGGCAATGAAGATTATTTTTAGAACCACACTTAACACATTTATATCCGTCCCTTTCAAGTACTAACTTTCGGAGTTCTGGTTGAACTTCTCTATCAAGTTTCAACCAACCTAATCTACCGGCACGAATAGCATCTTCTTTCATAAGTATTTCAGGTGCCTTACCATATACAGAACAAGAATGCTTGCATTTATCTGAACAATAAAAATTATGTTCACCTCTTACATTTTTGCTACCTTTTAATGATTGTATTCTACTATTAATAATTTTTAAACCTGGTATAAACCATTCATTACACTTAAAACACCTTACCTCCAATAAATCTATATTTTTCATATTCCTTCTAACTTCTTCACACCATTCTAATTGAGGAGCATAAGTATCAAAGGTAGGTAAGTTATTTTTACAATAAAATTTTGCATTTTTAAGAATTGTTTTCCTACCTTTTCTTAATGATTCTAACCTTTCATCAGATTCGTTATAACAAATAGGGCATCTTTGTCCTTGCTGAAAACTATTCCATATCATATTAAATATATGACCTTTAAAACATTTAAATTCCAATTTTGTAACATTATTTATATAATTTAAGGAAAGGCATTCATATTGTCCTTTGGTCATTCTTTTAACTTCCTCTTTAATATATAAAAGACCTAATTTTGACCTATTGGAGGCATTTATACCTTTACAAATAGGACATCTAACCCCTTGTTGGAAATCATTCCAACTAACCTTGTATTTATGACTTTTTGGACATTTTAATTTTATTTTATTATGTGAATCAATATATGATTTACTTAATAATTTATACCCTTCTTTCTCTATTTGCCCCTTTACATAATCATATGTCAATTTCTTCATAATTTATTTTCCTAAGCGATCACGAACTACATCTAACTGAAAATCATAGCAATGCAATTTTAATGAGGAAAAGGCTAATATACCCACTTTTACTCCTAATTCATTAGCCATATATTCTTGTAGCATTACAATTCCTCCTATATTAACAGGGAAAGCTCCCCATAGGTCCCAGGAACGGAAATAGATATGAAAATTAAGATAGTATTCATCTTTATCTTTAACAATATGTGTATCAATTCCACGTAAGCACGGACTTGTTCCTCGTTCTGTCTCCTCCTTGTAAGGTATATCATATGCCATGTTGCTCTCAGGATAACCCACCTGAATATAGCAATGATTATTACCAAATCCTTTCTCTTTATAGTGATCGATACACCATTGAATTTGATTAGGAACTACGACCCACTGTCCATCTCCTCTTTCACCTTCTTCATTAACCATCCTCAAAGATGGTACCTTATAACCACCACCTGTAATCCATGTTGCGTATTTATAATGCTCTCCAAGGGAAAGACTACCATCCATAAGATAATTGACGAAGTAATTCTCAATGTCAACATCAGTAGTTACAGGTGGTATACCTTCAGGTAAAATAGGTGATAAAGGTCTTGTAGTTGGATATTGTATAACACCGGAAACATAATTAAATTCAAGCCTTTTGGAACCTTGATAACTTCCTGAATCTATCTTATTTATATTTCCAAATTGATTTATTTTTTCCAATAAACTATACCAGGTGGAATCTATCGTTTTTTCTTCTACAAATACTGCTTTCATACTACCTCCTTCTCCCATTTATCTAAAATTTTATTTAAACTTCTCTCTGATATAAATTTAAACCATTCGACCCCATATTCATTATAATTCTGTAACTCCTTTTCTAAATCTTCAAAAATGGCCTTAATAATCTTTTGTATTAAATCATTTCTATAACGATATGATAATACTTCCTTAATTAAAAGAGGGCCTTTTATAACCAAATCATTAAGTATATCTTCAGGGTCGTCAATACAAGAAGATTCTAAAATTTCCAGTAACTCTTCAAGCTTTTTAATTGTATAGTGTTCCTTCATCCTATTTCTTTCCCTTTCCCTTTCTATACGATATGCAGCAGTATCTCTCGCTGCGATAATTCTCACCTTAGTAATTGGTCCATCCTCAAATTCCTTCATCCTATTTCCTTCTCCCAGTAATCAGATTTATATTTTCTGATAATTTCTTTAGTGCCTTCTTTAATATCTCTTAAAGAGTATAGAGTGTTACAATCGATACATCTATATTCTTCTATATCAACCTCATCATACATCAATTCATCAGAAAAATTGACCTCTTGAAAGGTTACACCAAATTGATTAATCTTTATGAAATGCTTACCACCACAATTTTTACATATAAAGAACTTGTAATATATACTCATGTCATTCCTCCCATCCTATAGATTTTGATATTGACGGTGTAGAACCTCCAAGTTCATTAAATCTTTTCTCAAATATCTTAAAAAATGGTTTAGTTGAATCGAACCATGGATGCCCCGCTGGAGTAAACCTCCACAGACGGGCCATTTCCGTTTGGGGTATCTTATTTATTTCTTCTACTTCCTCCTTTTCAAACATACTCATATTGGCATTACCTCCTTTACACCATTCTCATATTTTTCAATTATATAGTTTGAATTGCCTATAAGTTCTGAAGGTATAAATTTAAACCCATTTATAGCTTCATCTAAGTTACTAAATATACGACAACCATTGTAACCATAGGGTAATTGCCATTCTCTTTCAAATTTATCTCTTTTAGCTTGATCTATAATGATATAACGAGGTTCCATGATTTTATTCCCCCTCCTTTTCTGAACATTTTACATAGTTAGCTACCTTTACTTCTGTCATCATTACCTTTCTCCATTGATCACTTACATAATTTTTTCTACCTATATAACAGGCATCTAAAAACACATAACCATCCCAGTAAGGACACCCCTTTACCTGGCACGCTAAAGGATAAAGATAACCTAATGGACAATTCTCCAATTCATACATACCTTTAGGCTTGATAATATTAACTTTTCCCATAATTATACCCTTTCGTATATAGTAACTACTGTTTTAACGGGTTTTACTTCTGAACATTCTATCTCATCGTCATCATATTCATATGGTTGTTGGTCTTGCATTTCTGTTGCACCACTTTCATAAAATGTTTCAAACAATCCCCCATCTTCAGTTTTAAAAATCATCCTATAATTGACTGTCCATCTACTTATTTCAATGATTTTATTTTCTATAATCTCCCCTACATCATCATACAATACCTCTTTTAAGTAATCTTTAGCAAATTTCATATCTTAAACCCCTCCTTCTTCAATTCATCCATGTTTTCATAAAGCCCTACAATCCATTCTTCCATAATTTTTTGTTGGTCTTGACGCTTTCCACAAGAAGGACATTTTTGACCACCATCTAATAAATCCTCTCTTGGGGTGGGTTTAGGTAATCCTTCGTCACAATTCCAACAATAATGATAATATCCCATTATTAATCCTCTTCTATTATAAACCCAGCCTGTTTTTTAAAGGGTTCTAAAATAACAGCAATATCCTTCATTTCCCATAAGGTCATTGAACCCCTTTTCTTATAGCTGGAGCAGTGGATTATGGGATCTAAACTGCTTAAAGACACTTCAAGTTCAAAACATCTGGCATGAATTTTTCCGTATTCTGTAATTGCTGCCTTTAAATGCTGACAATCATAGCATACACCAAACTTATCTTTAGAAAATTTACTTGGTGGGTCTTCAGTATTGGCACCTATACTTCTAGCTCCAATATCAACTTCCTTATCCATCAATTCTCTTAATTCATTTTTTTTAAACACTTAGGATATCCTTTAGTTTCAATACAATTCCATTAGTTTTCGTTCCACATTAGTAAAGTCATCCAAGAAACTTCTGAATCTATTCATTTTAAAGAACTTATAGATGTTTTCTGGTTCTGGTAATACATATTCCTCGTATGCTTTCCTTATACTATTTTTGATGACATTTGGTATATAATTGAAATCCATTAGAACCCTATTCCTCTTAAAGTTCTCCTCCCATCCATTTTCCTTTAACCATTTTTCCCATCCATATATCATAGTTTTTTTCAAAGCAGCTGGACCATAACCAGGCTTTCTCTTATCTTCAGTTTCTTTTGTTTGACCCCAATCAGATGGAGTTATAACATTGAATATATCATCCTTTTTCTGTCCTAAAAGACTTTTGCTTATGATAAACTTTTCAGTATCCTCACAGTCTACATACTTTTGTTTAGAAGGATTGTAAAGTTTCACACCTTCAGAGCATAACTGTAGGAAGTCCTCATCATTGGAAATTATATATCTATCATTTTCTATAATATCCATACAAAGGACGGCTATAACGTCATCCGCTTCTGATCTTGATAATTGTATTGTTTTGAATGGTAGGTATTCCCTAAGTTCGATAGAATAATCGTTTAAGGTTTTGAATAGTTGGTTCCAGTCAACATCCGATTGCTTATCTCTTTGTTTCTTTCTAGACTCCTTATACCTTGAAAAATATAAGGATCGCCAACTTTTTCTGTCATCTACTGCTAATATAACTTCGGTGGGATTTTCAACTTTATATAATGATTCGTATATAGAATTAATCATCATATACTTCCATAGTTGAAAATCTGGTTGTGGGGTTGTGATTCCAACATCCTTTGAAAAATAATTTCGGAACGCTAAATTATGAAAATCAAACAATATTGTAGACATTTTAGATATCTCCTTTCTTTAGATACCTGTATTATAACTTATTTATGGTAAATTGTAAACATTATCCTATTCATCAAACATTATCTGACTTTCCTCGTCCACATTTCCCCATTTTCCGGATTTTCGTAAGATAGCCAAAATGGTTGGTTGTTTTTAGATTGGCTCATAAATGCTTGTCCTGCTGTACCACTCTTTAAACGCAACCTCTTACGGCCATGCGTCATATTTTGATAAAAAGAATGTTTATCAACATTAAATACCGGCAATCCACCCTTTTCACCATCAGCAAACACACCATCCAAACTGGTCTTTACTTTACCTGGTTCCCCTGTTATTGCTACATCTGCTTGTGCTTGTGCTTGATGAACATCTATATTATCTACTCCACTTATTTCACCCATTCTTGTTATTCCTCCTCATCTTTATATTCCTCCGTTAGTATTCCTCTTTCTTCTTCTGTTATATCATCCTTCATTAGTAATTTGTTAATGGCCCTTTTCAATATATTATCTTTCTTAGCTGATTTTTCCTTATCCTTCTTTGACGGCCAAATCTGTATAACTGCCGATTGGTTCTGGTCATATTCGAATACCTTCTTTATACGTTTATAGTATACTCTCAAGTTAGCATTCAGATTCAAATAGTAGTTCAATGATACTGACTTCATACCTTTACCGGTTAGTTTATCAGCATATTTGTTGAAGTCCTTATTCAATGGTATAACTTCATCCGGGTGAAGCATTTTGTCCAATAAAAAACAAACAACTATATCAGCATATTCCCCTGGTGTGACATTAATCTTAGACATTATCCTAATCCAATATCATTTAAACACTTTTTTAAATTTAATTTTAATCTACCAATGGTTTTTAAATCATTACTTTCTAAATCTTTTAAATTTCTTTTCATAGATTCAGCAAAACCCATTGCAAGTTTTGAATATCTTATAATTTCTTTTAATTGTGTGTGTGTTAAACCTTTACCCATTTTTTCATTCAAGTGTTTATCAATTTTTTCATCAATTTTCATCTTTATGTTCCCTCCATTATTTCCTTTGGTGTGACTATATTAAAAAATTCCTTCATATTATAAAAAACTAAAGGTGGTAAACCCTTCTCCTTTTTGAATATTAATCGTATGCTGGGTAAATCTAAACCTTTCCAATAACGGTCCAAACCAATAATAGGGTTGTTACCTTTCTTTCTATATATAAGCATAGGAAGTTTATTAGCTTTCTTAGCATCACCAATGCATTGTCTCCAAAACAATTCAAGATTGAAACCTTTGATACCTTTAAAGTGTTGCCAGAAGGAAGTATGAGGGTATCCATTTTTACATTCCACACTATAAAATTGTGTTAAAGCTTCTTCACCTTCCGGTGTTAATGCTCTTATATCACCAGAAAGATCTGCATTTTCTTCACTTATAGTTGCCAATCCCCCGGATGCAGGCATTCTCCAATACTGGTAAGGTTTCTCCTTTCCTGTTAGCCATACACTCAAAAACTTACAGACATCACGCTCCCAGGCTGAACCTTTAGATTTACTACTCATATCAATTTATCCTGAGCCATTCGGGTTTTCTACCACCCATACGCCCATACGCCCATACATGTGTTTTTTCTTCTAATCGTATTTTATTAAAAACAAACTTCTTGTTTTTGTGTGAACCTTTTAATAGTCTTGAAAAGAAGTCCATTATAATTTTCTTATTTAAACTAATATTATTACTATTTGTTGATTTTAAAAATTTTGATGTTATACTATTATTCACAGGGTCTATTTCTACAAAAGCCTTACTATCTTTATATAATATACCTTCCTGTTTAAAATATTTACCTAACTCAACAGCTTCCTTTTTAGTTATTGATGCTATAAATAACAATTTTTCATTTACAAACCCCCCATCTTCTCTATATCCACCTTTCATTTCAATAAAACCATATCCAATTTCTCTTACCATTTTTTTCAATTCAACATGATTTTTTTCATTTTCTTTATTACTATAAGTTCCTTTATAAGCAGATATAACGGCAAATGGCTTTTTCTCCTCTTCCACAAACTGCCATATCCTACTCAATGAAGATTCTGATAAATCCTCTATCCTCTTTTCTATCAACATTTCCCTTTTGTGTGTAACAGATTCATTATATAGAACATCATTTGATATCTTATCTACTGTGAGTTTTCCATGATAAGTATAAAATTTTGAAAGTGTGTCTATTTTTACAGGCATAAACTTATCATCCTCTCGGAATCCCTGTGTACCTTTAAGTATTCTATTCGCCCAATCATGTAAGTAATCTTTGGTCTTATTATTTAGTTTTGATAATTGTACTGACCAAAACTTATTAGGGTATCTCCTTATACGAATCCACCCACTTTTCATAAGTTTTTTTATGATTACTCTTCTAGCACTACCTTCTTGCCCGATTTTTTCGTCATATTTATCATAAACACCTTCTATATATTCCTTGGTCAGTCCAAACTTTTTAGGATACTTAATAATCGTATCTATGTGGGTTCCCTTTGTAGTTATAAGTTCCCCTCTCGGTGAAATAAAAAAGGCACCCTTGATTGTTGCTTCTGTTATATAGTCTTTGAAATTCATAACTTACCTTTCAGATATCCTCTCAGTTTATCTAATGTAGTTTCTAAATCAAGAAAAGAGGTTACCCACGACCAATCATTATTTAGTAAATCATTAAGAAACTCTCCTTCGGAACCAACCATCTTTTTGAAATCTTTTAAGAAATCAGAAGAGCTAAAAACCCACTTACCTCCTTTCCATGTTGCTACACCTGTAAGTAAATCAGGATCATTAAATCTATGTTTGATGCCAACTGCTTTTGAAACATCGTGGTGGTGAGCTTGATCATAAACCCAAGCATATACAGTCTTGGTTTTGTTATAGGCTGTAAATCTTATTATGTTACCTAATGACTTCTTATCTCTTGAGGTTGGATTCTTAAAAACTTCAACCTTCTTATCTTTACCAGGTACAGTTGATTTAATATTACTGTACCATTTTTCTTCAATCATATCACCCAATTGAGTTCTATAAAATATTCTCTTATCAGATTCAAATTTCATGGAGTATTTCCTATTACCAATTATACTATAATAGTTTGTTAATTCTTGTGTAATTTTACCACTATCTATTGATTTAGATTTTATTATACCACCATTACCTATCAATGCCGATTTAATTTTTTCATTATCTTTCTTAGAAAACCATATAACAGATTGTTGTTTCCATAGAGAAGATTTAGCAATATTAAGGATTTCCTTTAAAGATATATTAATAACAATAACGGATTTTTCACTCACATCATATTGTCCTATTTGTTTAATATATTTTTTACCCTTTGATTTTAGTAGTGATAATAAGTCTTTATATAATTTTTTATTTTTTTCCTGACCTACTTCTTTAGCTGATGGGTTCATAGTTGTAAAAATACCCATTCCAACACCAAAATCCTTTAAACCATTAAAATATTGCATAGCCTTAGCAAATTTAGTGGTTTCTTTCATATATTCTTGAAATCTCATATATTTAACCATTCCATATTATATATTTTTGAAATACCCTTAGTAATTTTTCTATAATAATTACTATAACCCACCCATTTAAAATTCATTAAAAGAGATTTTACTTCCATTTGGTATAAGTATGTATTATCTATCCTATACTTATTGTTATACCATCCAGAAAAAAGTTCCTTCACAGATAAATATTTTACCTTACCATTCTTCTTTATATATACATCATCAAATCGTTTATTGATAATTTCATAATTGATTAACAACATATTATAATAGTTATCGACCGCTGATTCTATTACATCTGAAAACTTTGAATATTTTAATGGTTCGATACTATTATAAGCATCTGTAATCTTTGTTGTACTATACCATTCCTCTGTATATATATTGTTTATAATACCTATATACCTTTTATACGTAGGTATAAGCATACGGCCCCAACCATGTGATTTTTTAATTTTATCAATTTCAATTTGAAGATTACTAATTGTATAATAATAAAAGGAACCATATTCAGGTGGTAAGTAATTCTTTACTAAACAACCCTGTCTTTTCAATAGGTATCTCAAATATTGATAATGAAGAAATTTTCCTTCTTTCGTTTCAATTCTATTACAGTTCTCTAAATACAAAAGAAAACTAATATTTTCATCCATACTGAGTTCTTTACATCCATAAAAATCATTCCAATTCCTCATATACAACACATCCTTTCTTGAAATCTCATACTTTCCTTTTATGGTGGATCTGCTCGGAGTCGAACCGAGGTCTTGACTGTATCCATTACTAACTGAGTTACATTCATCATAAAGTTTGTGTAAATCAATGAACCCAAACTTTATAAACTGTTCATTGACCGTGTTACAATGCCTTTGTTATACACCGTTTAACACGAAAAGATGTATAACGTATCCTGTTTAGTCTACGCCTCTTTCATACGTCCAGGAAACATATGAAGAAACGGCAAAGCCTTTAAGCGGCCATTGCATATTCGTAATTATAATCATCTGCAATTACTTTAAGTTTCCAAACCTTTTAAGGTGTTGATTAGAATTTTCACCGAATGCAGTTGTAACAAACAAACAACCAATCGAAGCCATTTCAGACCCATAATTATCTATTTATTTCCTCTACTGAACCATCTACGAAATCTTCCTCCTTGTCTTTTACCCCTTCCTTGTCCTTGTCCTCGTCCTCCGAAGTAAAATCCAGGTTTATAATTGGGTTGTTGTGGTTGTTCATTATTATCTGAACAATCTCCAAGTCCTCTTCCCGTTTTTGGACCTTGGCCATCTGGTCCTGTTCCATCGCCTCTTGGCATAATTACTTACCTCCTTTTTCTTTATATGGATTCATTTTAACATCCTTCTTTGCTTGTTTTTTAGTCTTGCCTTTTCCTCTCCAATGTGTGCTGCCATATTTTTTATCTTTTATGGCAGCGCAGAATCCTTGTGCTTGTTCACCCATCTTACCTTCCATTCGTTTGACACAGGCAGAAAAAAAACCTTCCTCATCAGCTTTCTTACCGATAGTCTTCTCAAATTTTGAAATGCTTTTATCCGTCCAACCCTTGGCTGCAATAGGTGCTTCATTTATTAACCAGTCTTTAAACCTCACATTGCCACGCCTCCTTAATTATAACTCATTTTTACTTATATGTAAACATAAAAAAACCCCAGTACATATCTATTTATATACTGGGGTAAAAATATAACAAATTATTTTAATTCAATTCAAACAAATCATCGGGTAATTCTGTTAATGATTCCACCTCTATAATAGTATTGACCTCACTTTCTATATCATACAATCTTGCGGAACTTATATATTCATAGAGGTGCTTTTCTAAAACACTATACAACCTTTCACTACACCTCTCTAAGATTTTCTTTTCTAGATCACTTTCAGATATAAATTTGACAAGTTGTTTGTCAGCCATCCATTCTACTTTCATTCCAATTCAAACAAATTATCGGGTAATGGCCTCATTTTAGGCACACCACTACCACCTTTCGGAGGATTATCTGGATTAAGCATATCCACAGTCGGTTGACATAATTCCGTCTTAACAGAATTATACCTTGGATGGCAAACAGAATCACAGCCATGCCAATCCAAGGTTTTCTTAATTGGTTCTCCTACTGCTTGGATAAAATTGATAATCATCTCAGCTAGTAGAAAGTCAGGCACATCACACTCATTTTCAATGCAATGTGAATTTAGTAAAACCTGTAAGTCCGCCTTAAACTGCTTATTAAATATCTCAATTTTGTCCATGATGTTTCCTCTCTTTAAGTATTTTCGTCAGCCATCCATTCTACTTTCATGGCTTACAAATTATCAAGTTCTTTCAAAAGTTCTTCGTTGGATTGATCTTCTTCTTCATTATCAGGCTCAAATGGTGGGGGATCTTCTTCTCCTTTTTCTACTACAGGTTCGTCTTCTTTATTAGGTCCCTCCTCGTTTTTGAAATCGGGTATATCATCCTGTGCAATCTCTTTCTCCATACCTTTTGCCTTTTTCCATTCAGAACTTACAAGGTCCCACAACATAAGTGATTTCAAAGACTCTATAACATCTTCCTCATCCCTTTCCATACCTTCAAGATATTCATCAAGGTCAATAGTTGTCTTCATAACTTCTTCAATTTTCTTATCACTATCAGCTATGGCATGAGGCTTTCTTCCAAATTCACTAAGACCATAATCAGGCCATACCTTACCTCTTTTATCCTTTATGGTTGATGTTACTTTCAAAAAGAAATCAAATCCATCTTTACCAGGATCAAAGATTAGAGGACCTAATCCATTCTTTACATCTGTGACTTGTTCCTTGACCTTCTTTTCAATCTTACCAGGAAATTCATATGCTCTAACAGTTTCAGTAACTTTATCTTCTTCACTTTCAGCTTCAGCATCTCTTGGATCATCAACTACAAACCAATTGCCAACAAACTTTTCCTTTCTTTTAAAATCATAAGCCATAGCTTTATCAGCTTTGGTTCCAGTATAAAGTTTACTACTTACAGAACACCAAGGACAATAGTTATCAAAATGAAAGGTTTTAGGACAAAGGAAAAATGACCATTGATCCCCTATCTTAAACATATGATAATGATACTTCTTATAGAATTGACCTTTAGGATCTGGTAAAAATCTACCTACATAAACCTTAGCTTTATCAACAGTTCCCTTATCAGGATTCTTCCATGCTAATTCTGACCTTCTCAATCCACCACCACCTGCTGGTTTGTCTTTCTCATTCTTTTTCTGCTCCTGGAATTTGTCAAACAAGTCACCATTTATCCATTTACTCATGCTTTACACCCTCCTTTTCTACATATTCTCTTATTATGTTTACGACTGCGTAATTTAACAATAATTTTACTTCTTCATCTGCGAATTCGCAATCTAATTCACAACTTCCATCATCTTTATCTCTTATGTTTAATACGTTCATATTTTACCTCCTTTAGTATATTATATAGGAGTTAGTGTAAATTGTAAACTATTCATTTAAATTTTGTTCCTTATATTTATCTTTTTCGTTAAGGGTTCCCACTGTATCGTTACCATATATCATTTGTTCTCTTAATGGTTCCATATGTATAGGGCATACAGCTTTATCACGAATTGCTATACATCCACATTTATATTTTCTACTTCCATCCATTTTCCATAACGGATTGCCTCGTATATTAGTTGTCATTAGCTGTACCTCTTTCGCTTGTTCCCCCACCACTTTCACTTGTAGCGCTTGTTTTTACAGTATCATCCTTAGTATCATTGTTAAAGAAATTTGTGGTATTTGTGGCACCTTTCAGTCTACTGGAGGAGTAATTTTCATAGGACATTTTATATGTAGCACCGGAATCCCTTACTCCTTTATTAGAAGCATCAAAAGATATAGTATTGAGCCTATTTACACCAAGACCATCCACCGCAGTTTCTAATACATCTTGGTTAGCACCCATAAACACAAAGGTCCAATTATCAGTCTTTTGTAACCTTTCTATTCGTTCCTTTATTCTCAATCTACCTTCGTCCCATTTGTTTTCCACAGAAGCATTTTCAAATCCATCAGTAATAATAGTAACTAATGCAGCATGATTACCTTCTTTAGGCATATCATTCTCTATACAGCTTACGGCATACATTATAGCATCGTAAAGTGCCGTCATTCCTCCAAGCCAATAAGTTTTAAGAGGTTCTATAGCATTGATATCTTTACCTCTACAAACTTCCTTTACCTTACTATCAAACTCAATAATAGTAACATAGTTTGATTGCTCGTCAGAATCCTTTTTTATCTGTTCTAACTGTTCATTGAAATTTGTTCTTGATTGTTCTGCGAGATCACACATTGAACCACTATGATCCATCACAAATGCTATATGATTTACTGGTCTACTATCATTAAGTTTAACCTTTCCTTCCTCTTCCATATCACTTACTAAATCATCAAATCCACTCATATCATTTATCCTCCCTTTTCATTTCGTACCATTCACATTTTCCACCATTAAATCCCGGTAACACTTCCTCATATTGTACACATAAATCATACCATAAGTCAGGATGAAAATATTCTATTAAAGTTTCCTTTTCATCATTTCCAAATACTACAGAGGCACGATACATTATACCAACAACAGCATTAGGATCTAACTTCAATCGTTTGACTAATAGCTTTTTTATTTCATCATCTATCATTCTTTCTGGTGGGTGCATACTATCATTAGGTATAACCTTTACTTCATCCTCTTTTTTCTTCTTCTGTTTCAAAACATATCACCTAATATCCTCTATTATATCTTTAATTTCAGCTAATAAACATGCACCTATTGAATCATCATAAGAAAATAAATGCGCACCAAACATTACCTTTTTATCTCTTAAATCGGCATTTTTTTGGTCTAAAATTATACATGCATCAGATATATCTTCAATTTCAAGGTCTTTATTTTCTAATACTATTGAATCATCATTACATACTATAGTAATAGGTTTTTTAGACCAACAACCAAATATGTAACCATTACCTAAGTTTTTTTCATACCATACCCAACTCATCTTACTATTAATTCCACTAATTCTAAAGATTTATAATCAACAAGTGTACCATTACAAACAGGACATTTTGTTTCAGAAAACGGTAGCATTTCCTCTTGATTGACATAGTACTTTATCACAGTTTTTTCTCCTGCAATTACAAAAAATGTTTGCCATCTTCTACCACAAAAACAACAAAACCCGACCAAGTAGAAAAACTTGAATTAGTTAATGTATTAAACACCTTTCATTTCCTCTAATTTCACCAAACATTCTCTATATTGTTCTACTATATAAGGTATCAATGCTCTATCCTCGTCTGTGAGTTTTAATACTCCTTTACTGATTAAATGAACCAAGAAATATTTGTCAATTTTATTGTGTAAATAGTGCTGTACAGGAACACTAAAGTTTTTATCTCTAAGTCTACAATAATCCCTTACACCCTTTAGCTTTTCACCATTATATTTTGATATCCAATGTTTAACCCAAGCAATGGATTTTTTCAACTCTCCTTTGTCAATTTCCATCTCCCTTTTATGGTTTTTATCCCTTACCTTATATATATTCAACACCTTTGGTTCAAAAAATTGTAAGTATGTGAAGCTCTTATACAATTCAAACCCACAATCAAAAAATTTATCAGGATTTATGTTGGTCCATTTAGTATTGAAGTATTTCGTGGCTAATTCTAATGCCTCCCTATTCTTCTTGGACATCTTTGTTTTAAGGTGCTTGTCAAAATCTTTAGGAATCCTGTATCCTCTATTGTTAAATTCTGCTTGTGCTCTCCTGAAAGCTATATATATATCAAGTGTTTCGTACATTTTTTTGTCTTTCTTCCACCATTTCTTCATACAATTCTTCAAAAGACATTCCTATTCTTTTGAAAGTAAGTGTTCCTTCTTTTACCCCATTTCTTAAATCCTCAAATATTTCCATTAACTCTTCGTCCGTTTTTATAAGCATTGGTTCCTCTTTATAACTGTATCCTTGCCAATAAATTTCCATAATCACTGTTAATTGACACCATTGCATTACAATATGCTCGTAACTTATTAGCTAATGGTGCCAATTCAGTTTCAATTTCACTTTTACCTTCTTCTGCTTCTGTTTCTGGTGATTCGGGACCAATAATTGTAACAAGTCTATTTGATAGACTTGCTTGTGTATTAGCAGATTCCTTTATTAAATTTTCCAATCTGCCCATATAATTAAAAATTTGCCCTTGTTTTTCTTCAGTTTTTTCACAATCCATCACACTTTCCTCCTCTTTTACTTTTTATTATACAACTATTCTAATTATTTGTAAACTATGGAAGTCTTCGTCCCATAAAACTCAAATAGGTGCTAACATATTTCCTCAAGTTATCGTTTTCTTCCCACCATAATTGACCCTTTAGTGTTTTATAATCATCATTCCAAATTCTTTCTCTCAATTCTACATCTTTGGCTAATGCTTCTATACGGTCTATCATATATTCTTCTGTATCACACTTCATTTTCATTAGATTGTATGGTGCAACATTGCTATATATACCAGGTATTCCAGAAGCAGTAAATTCCAAGGCCTTGATATTACTCTTGCTATCATTAAACTCCCCTTTTTGTAATGGTGCTATTCCTATATCAGCATTCAAACTCTTCAAATAATTAGGATACTCAAATGTGTTCTGCCAGTCATGAAATTCTATCTTACCTTTAACATCTTCTAACTCCATAGGTAATGCTCCCATAAACACCCATTCATATACATCAGTTGTCCTTTTGATGAAATCCATAAGTTCGTTACCTAAATCCCCACCATCGGAAGAACTTTTCATTGAAGGATGTTTGAAATGGTTCTGACTCCCAGCCCATAATATCCTTATCTTATTACTTTCTTCATACCTTTCATGCTTAGGTTTGATATCACCCCATATGAATTTAGCAAGATGATTAGGTATAACTTTGATATTCTTATTATATTTGGAGTAAATTTTTCTTAATGGGTGAGTAGAGACAACTATACCATCAGATTCTCTCATCATGGCTTCTATATGATGAACATTATCCCTATAATATGTATGGGCGAAATTCCACTTAGGTATGTCCATAAGCAGATCATCAATTTCATATATTAATGGTATTTTATGTTTAGGTTGGATTAATTGACGGAATTTTCTATGAATGTTAAGGTGTGCTTCAGTTGCGGAACGTTGAAATTGTATAAAGGAGAAGTTTTTATAGAAGTTAGTATCCCCTATGTATTGAGAAAAGTAAGATGTATGAACTGATATTTTAGGTATCTTTAGATAATTGAGAAGGAGATAGGGGGTCACGGTCCTAAGAATTCCGCAACCTCCGAGGTCGCCTAAGAAGCTAAGGAAGCCTATGCGAGACGGTGTTTTTATTGGTAACAACTTTTTCTTTACTGACATATTTAATTAATTTCGTTCCTCCTTTAATTACCTGGCCATAGGACGATAGCATTTACACCATCATCACCGGCATATACATCTTCTTCTGTAAGTTCAGGCATATAAATTTCACCTGAATATTGTGAATCTGGTACATAAGTTTGCTTCGAAAAACCAGCCAATGGAGAATAACCATTACCTTCACTATCTAAAGGTAATACAACCAATACATCATCATCCAATGGTGCAAGTAAACGTCTTAAATCTTTAACCAACATATTAAAATACCCCCAATTCCTTTAGTGTTTCATTAATTCCAAGTTTCTTCAATTTCAAATTCAAAAACTCTGAAATGGTTGGCTGATAGATCTTTACATGAGGGAACATTTTAGCTTCTATGCATGATTTATGACCTTTCTTCAGGTTGCATTGCTTACATGAGGCAACACAATTTTCAAAAGTTGACTTACCACCTTTAGATTTAGGGATAACATGGTCAATGGTCAATTTCTTAGATTCCTTACCACAGTATACGCATTTGAAACCATCCCTTACTAAAACATTGCGCTTGGAAAACGGCACTTTAGTCTTGAAAAGGGTTCTAATGAATTTTACTAATTTCAAAACTAACGGAATCCTCATTACCACACTTCCATCGAAGTTCTTAATGATTCTCTCAGAGTACTTTAATACTTCTGTTTTACCTTTAACCATTAAGCAAACAGCTTTCTGCCATCCAATTGAACCAAGGTAGCTATAATCTGCATTTAAAAGTATTATATTGCTCATTTTCAACCCCCCATTTCATTAATTCTTCTAACATAGACTCTATTCTATCTAATTGTTCTTTATCTTCCCTTGTTAAAACTCCATATACAGATCCACCCTGTTCTATTGATAAACGCTGTTTTGCTGTGGTACCATTCGTTATCATATAGCTACTATAATCTTCATCTCCATTGGTGACTCTTAAATATTTAGTAGTTTCATCTAAAATTTTCATGTTATAATTCTCTTATCATCCTGCACCAATAGCTTTTTGAGTTCAGGTTTTTTCATAACATTGTCCGCAAACTCTTTATACTTACCCGAAGCCTCTTGCTTAGTAAACTTCTTAAAATTACCGTTATCATCCTCCAGCGTTATTACTGCCTTTCCTGTCTTACAAAATGCACATATCTGCTCACCCTTTTCTGTCACAAACATCATAGTTGGCGGCAGTATCGTGCGGCAACGTTGACAAAGACCCATGTTTACTCTCCTTATTTTTTATCTACAGCATTTACATCTGTTGAAAATACTATTATACCACCTTTGAACTTATCTAAACTCATTTGATGTGGTGATATGCCTTCCTTTAACAATTCTCCATTTAATGAATAATATTCCTGGATAATACCATCTTTATACCATAACCTATCATCTATAGATTCAAGAGCAAACCAATGCTTCTCATTATCTATAAGAATCTTCCTTTCTGAAATCTTATAATCATTTATATCCCTATATCTTAACCGGTCTGTAAATTTCATAATATTCCCATTAAATCATCATAACTAATTATTTGTGTACCATATTCTCTTGCCTTTTTTGTCTTACCTGATTGAGAATCTACATCATTAGTAACAAGGTAGTTGGTTGTTTTACTCATACCTTTTACTGTTCCGCCTTGATCTTCTATGAGTGATATAATTTCCTTTCTACCTATATCACCTTTACCAGTTAAAGCAAATTGTTGTCCTTTCAGTAACATATTATTATCTCCTTCTTTCTCAAACTTCATACCAATTTGTTCTGTAAGGTATTTATACAAGTTTTCACACCTATAAATGTTCATTACAATATTTCCTGCTATCTTAGGACCTACACTCTCACATTCTGTTAGTTCATCTATCCCAGATTCAAATATATTTTCAATAGTACCAAAGCATCCTAATAAAGTTTTTGACATCCTTCTACCCACACCTGGTATAGCGAATGATTGTAATAATTTTTCTTGTGTAGTAGTAAGGGTCTTAGTTATTTCATCTACTATCATTTCACCACTTCTTATACCGAAACCATCTATTTCCGATATTTCAAATTCATTAAGGTCATATACTTCTTCAATATAATGGACACCAAGCTTCTCTAATGTTATACTTGTTATATTCTCTGCACCTAATGCTCTTAGAAAATACTCTACGCTTTTTAGTGTCCTTGAATGACAGTTTTTATTAGTACAAACAATATCAACACCCTTCCATTCAACTTTAGTATCACAAGATGGACAATAATCAGGTACATCCTTCTTCTTAGATGTATTGTTCTCTACGGAGGTTAAATATGGAATTACATCACCACTCCTCGTTATTTTTACAGTAACTCCAGAAACAATACTATTGTCCAATATAAATTTGGCATTAAATCCTGTAGTCCTATTTATTTTGACACCACCTATTTCTATGGTTTCAAATATCACAACGGGTATAATCCTTCCTGTCCTACCAACATTCCACTCTACTGATAATACTTTAGTTTCGACTGATTCCCCTTGTACCTTAAACGCTATTTTATTTTTAGGGTATTTTACATCTTCCCTTTCTGAATTATTGACGGTTAATACAACACCATCTACATCCCAATCCCCTTTACTGCTTATCATAGACATTACTTCTTTAATATCAAATTCTTCCATCAATACCCATTCAGGTGTTCTTAAACCCAAAGATTCAATAAGCACAAATCTTTCATACTCAGTATAGGTTTTTAATTCAGCATATTCAATCAGTTCATAGAAAAATGGAAAAATCAATTCTACATCATTTAATTCATCTCTATTAAGCATACCGGCTACACCATTTCTTGCGGTCTTAAATCCAAGGTCCAAATGAGAACCACCTACAAGCAATGCTTCTCCACGTACTACCATGAGACTCTTATTTTCTATAGGCTCACAAAATATTTTAGCCTTATCCGTTATATCTCTACCATATTCACCATCACCTCTAGTAGAAGCAAATTCTACTTCACCATCTCTATATATAACAAGTATACTTACACCATCTAATTTCTGACTTGCTAAAATTTCACCAGGATGTTTTTCAATCCACCCATCTACGGTATCAGGTTTCAACTTATTAAGACTACCTAATACATAGGGTAGCTTTATCTTATCCTTTGAAGGTGAACCCACAGTTTTAAAATAGGGGTCGTTTGGATATTCCTCTTTAGCCTGTTCCTTTAGATAGTCATATTCTTCATCAGATATAGGAGAGGTACCATCAGTGTAATACAACAAATCATATTCTTTTAGTTTCTTAATCATCTAAATAACTCCCTGTCTCTTTCCAATGTTTAAGTATATTCCTTATATCTAAAAGAGCTTCAAGTTTACACACCTCTACACTCAATTTTGCTTCACTAACACTATATAAAGCATTACCACCAATTTCTTTTAGTCCATTCATTATTTCTTCTTTCTTTCTCATGCTAACATTCCCCCATCTGGTAGTGTAGGTTGTCCTTCTACTAACACCTTTAAAAATGCTTGTAATGTTTCCTTCAAATCAATAGGAACCACTTTCATATTGAATACCAGTTTACCCATTACCTTTTTAGGGTTAGATGTATAAGCATTGATAAAATTAGTGTCAGATTTATACACAACCTCTACGAGTTTTGCTATCTTCGTTTCCCAGAAAAGATTGTAATCCTCTTCTTTGATAAATATGGTTTGTTCTACAGGTTTTTCTATCATGCTTCCCCTTCCAAGCATTCCAATAGTCGCTTTAAACACTTAATCAGTTTGGTATTTTTAAGTTTGATCCTATTGTTAAATTCCTCTTCGGTTAATTCTACATCATTAAGATACCAATACTTCCAACCATTAATACATTCTATAGCAGGACCATCTGTTCTATGAAATTTACCATTCAGGTACCATTCCTTATCACCATTAATACATTCTATAGCAGGACCATCTGTTCTATGGAATTTACCATTCAAGTACCAATACTTATCACCATTTGCGCATTCTATAGCAGGACCATCTGTTCTATGGAGTTTACCATTCAGGAACCATTTCTTATCACCATTGGGATATTCTAAAGCAGGCCCATCTACTCTATGAAGTTTACCATTTAGAAACCATTGCTTAGTACTATCATCATACACCTTTACCGTATATTCTATCATCCTTCCTCCTCTGAAAACAAGCTGTCCTTATTATCTTTAACAATTTCATCCTTATCATATACTTCCCTCTTATGATACAGGCTCTCCAACTCTTTGTACAACACCTTCTTAATGGTTTTTAATTCACCAACCTTCATTTCATCCAACTGATCATCATCGACTAATTTCTTAATAGTGTTATCCACAACTCTTTTCCTATCATCGGAATCTTTTAGGTCACCATTGTTAAATAGACCTTTAGCAGTAGCTTCTACACTATCGCATAACATTAATACAGCCGCTTCTATTGATTGTGGTGGTTTACATTTATAACGATAAACATCATCAAGATTACTTTTTGACTTATTATAAAAGTATTGTAATACTGTGTTACCATGATGTTGGGAAATTATTTCAAGCATTTTATGTGGTATATCAGGTATTTGTAATAGAACCAGTATACTATCACCTACATGCCTTGTTATCAAATTGTAACTTACCATTGGGTCAATATCATCATGTATATTTGTACCATTCTGATTCTCACCAAAAGCATCAGGATTATTCATTTTACCTATATCATGATACATTGCTGATGCTCTCATAATATCCGTATCTAACTCCAGTATATTAGATACAGATTCACAGAAGTTCATAACATTATTACAATGACGAAAAGTACCAGGAGCGGCCTCTTTAAATTTATCCATCAAAGGGTAGTCAAGGTTTATAATATTTTTAAGTAACGAATCACTCATATAAAATACTCCTTTTTATCTTCTATAGTACCATAAATAATGAGAATTGTAAACTATTTGTGTGGAGCCTCTGGAGGAAATTGAATCCCCGTTTTTGCCTTACGAAAGCATTATTCTACCATTTGAACTACAGAGGCTTGGCAAAAAGACCCATAATGGAATCATATTTTGCTGAACAATAAGAATCATCGAAAGTTGCTTTATGTGCATATTTTAGCATTTGTAAAAAATTATAATTGTATGCTGGATTTCTATCCCAATTCTCTAATCTAATTACCTGACCAAGCCGACAACCTCTAATACTTACCTCATTACATATATAACGATATGAATGACCTTCTATACCATCCTTTTGTAAAAAATTATAATAATCTCGATGATTTGCAGCCATCACATATGTTGTATCATTTCTCATTCTATCCTAAAAAGGTCCCAATACTCTCCTGTTCTATTTTTTATAATTCCTATATCGACATTATCACTAACTATCATTACCTGAACATCTTTAGGTAAATAATGTTTAAGACTATTTTTTATTCTATCATACTCTTCAACAGTGGTTTCAATAGGTAATTTAACAACCAGTATATCACCTTTCTCTAATGATAACTTGTTCATTTCTTTAATTATACCATCCATACATCACCTTTTGTGGAGGAGGGTGTGGGATTCGAACCCACGAACGATATTCTTCGTATCGCTTTCTGTTTTCAAGACAGACGTAATCAGCCGGACTCTACCAACCCTCCCTTATGTTACCTCTACTATGTAAGTTTTGTTACTCAATTTACCTGTTTTAGTCACCCTCCTTACCTTCTTATACTTAAAGAAAGCAGGACAGGTATTTTTATACTTTTTTCTACAAATACCTTCACACAAATCAGCCACAGCACAACCTTCATAAATTCTTTCATCATTAGCCATTTCTCTCATAACTCCTTTTCAAATAATTCATCCAAATCAGAATATCTTGAATATTCAATCCTATCAATCCAATCTTTATGATAAAGTCTTTGATAAGTCTTAGAATCAGTGAACACTATAAATCTCCATCCACCATTACGTTCATCAAATATTTCACCCTCATGAGGCACACCATCAAAGTATTTCTCCATATCAGATGTAATAAAGTACTTGTAATCATCTAAAGGCTTATTACCATAATACTTTAGCATGTCTAATGTCTTCAGGGTTATAAACATTTTTACTTTTCCTTATACAATCTATATATGCTTTTTACACCATTTTCCATTTTCTTGTAGGCTGATGGATTAGATGTGTGTATCATGATATTAGGAGGTATAAAACTTGTTGTAGCAACCCTTTCCTCCATCCATAGTATCACATCATATCCTGTGCCTTTCTGATCATTACCAAGGTCATGATCTAAAGAAATTACTGTTACTCTACCTGTTTCAAGTAATTTGATAGCTTCTTTAGGCCATTTAACTAATTCCCAATCACTGGTGGGTATACGAATATCATCAAGATAAACCTTCATTGCTCACAACTTCCTTTCTGTAATGGTGGTAGCGAAGGAAAGAATCGAACTTTCTTACAACAAGATATGAGCTTGTGTCACTTACCAAAGTTCATCGCCATAAATTCAGGATGTAGAGCCAGGAGTTGAACCTGGAAAGCCTGGGATATGAACCCAAGTGGGAGACCCCTCCTCTCTACGATAATTTTGTGTGGAGTCCCTGGAGGGAATCAAGCCCTCTCTAATGATTTTGCAGACCACTACTAACATCAGTTATCAGGGACATATTTTTGTGTGGTACCCCGAACAGGATTCGAACCTGTAATGCTCTCTAATCTGGAGACTATGCCGGGTATAAGCCGGGTGTGTTACCGTTACACTATCAGGGCATGTACTATAATTTCATACTAAACAATTCATCTAAATCTTCGTGTCTATTTACGTCCATTGTCCAATCTTTATGTACTAACCAATAAGTTCTATCAGCATCTACATAATTATAACAATCATCTTCAAAATTTGTAACCTTCCTAATGGTTACACCATCAAAGAATTTTATCATGTCTTCCGCTAATACAGGATACATACCGGGGTTCACAATATCCCCAATTTTTTTGAATACTACATTCATTTTAATTCCACATTCAATACATTTTTGATGATCTTTCTAAACTCATCCCAGTCCTTCTTTTCCACTGTTTTCTCCATTGATTTGATTTCATTTTTAGAAGCAACCCTATAGAACTTTACCATTTCTTCTATCCCAAGATTTCCTGGATATGAGGCCTCCGTCAACATCCATCTATCAAATTTCATATAATCCCCCTTATCCCATTCCAAACCCCGCTACACCTTTAAATTTCTCAGGTTTATTTATAACTCTATACCCTTTATCTTCTTTCCATTCAAACCATAAAGCATTCATGTCAATATTATACATACCTTCATCAATGCTCTCAATGACACAATACCTAAACCATCCATTCTCATAAATATCACCATTATTATACTCAACACTTTCAATAGCATCATTCAGGTCATAATAAAACCCCACGGTTCTAGAACCCTTTGGCCACTTCACATCATTTATGGTAGTTATCACATGAATTTTACTTGCCATTATACAAATTCCTCTAATTCCTCTAATTATGGAACCCCTGACAGGAATTGCACCTGCGTACGATATCTTAGGAGGATATTGCTGTTCTACTCAGCTACAGGGGTTTAATTTTTTGGTAGGCCCGGAAGGTAATGCTCCCTCGTCTTATGGGTAAGAACCAAATATTCTACTATTTGAACTACGAGCCCATATTTTAAATGCTGTGTTGGTAGTTTATACCTACTGGCTATTTATCATCTCCCGAAAATAGCTTCCGTTGCTTCCGTATAGAGTAGCACACGCCCATATACTGGTGAAGATTAGCATCCATATTTAAATGGCAACACAGCAAAATCTGGACCGCCTGGGGAGAGTCGAACTCCCATGTGTCCATTAGCTTTCTACCGATTAGAAGTCGGTCGGCATACAGGCGGTTATATTCTTTCTTTATTTATTTCTTTAATCTTCAACCATTTCTTCTTTGTCATTTTTTCATCTTTTGATCTTTTCAAGTGTGCTGCTTGTCTTTTCTCTTTGCAAGCTTTTAATCTCTCTTGACGTTTGGCTTCCTTTGCAATTCGTTTTGCTTTATTCTTTTCTCTACGGCCTTCAAGACGGTATTTCTTACAATTTTTTTCATCACGTCCAAATTTCCTTGTTCCGCCACCACCTCTTCCACCTTGTCTACCCATTTTATTACTCTCCCTTCTTCTCTAATCTTTCATTTCTACATGCCTTAGAATGACAATATGTATCATACTTCTTACACACTAACACTTCATGATTACACCAAAAGCATTTCACCTTTATTAGATTACCATTTTCAACACATTCTAAATATTGTTCTCTAAAACCTTTCATGTAATTACCTTTTTAAAATTTGGTGAGCGGGTCCCAGGATTTGAACCAAGACCTCCCAACGGGTAGTCGGGTATGCTACTGTTACACCAAACCCGCTTAATTTGTTCTATATATGGTATCTCGAAGGGGATTTGAACCCTGTCTTTGGTTAGAGACCAATGTCCTGCCATTTAGACGACCGAGATAAAACTTTCTTTGGTAGTGCTACGGAGAATCGAACTCCGATTATGCGATAGAAAGTCGCATGTCCTACCATTAGACGACAGCACCAAATTCTTATACTTCTATAATAACAGATATGAAGATAATTGTAAACTTTAGAAATTTTTATTAATGGCAGGTCCACCAGGATTCAAACCTGGGTAGTTCGGATCAGAGCCGAGTATGTTATCGCTACATCATGGACCTGTATGGTAGCCCCTCACGGTACCGCCCCGTGTTTTCCCACTTGTAAGGAGGGTGTAATACTTTTCTACTAAGGGGCTATAGTATATATTGACCATAAGCAGGATTGACTTAGAAGTAGCGTTCCATCATCTTCTAAAACCTACTACCGGTGGGTTTGCGGTTACTTATGGTCAAGTATAAAAATTGAATATGCCTTGACCAGGTCGCTCGGTTGATAAATGCAGACGCCGTTTACTTATCCCACGGCCAACAGGCAACCTCTACCTACGTCTTAGTGACGACCGCCCTCATTGCAAGACATATTCAATTGTTTGTATGTGGTAGCCAGGGATTTGAACCCTGGACGAGGGGACTGCGAAACTGGCTAACCTCACCCCTCACGCCAATAAAACGGATGCCTTATGTTTCTGATTCGCGTTTAGCGCCCATCGGAATTGACAAATATGCCGAGCCTTCCTTTACTCCCCATTTAACGCCCGATTGTCAATTTTTACGCCACTACCACACACATTACTTTTTCTTAAATCCGAATCCACAAAACCCTTGAAAAAATGACAGGTATTCTGTGTTGATAGTAATTCTTACATAATATGGACACTGATCTTTCCGAGAATCAGCACAAAGTTTCATTTCTATTGGTATTGTGTTGTTAGAATTGCAGCCAGATTGCGGAGTTCCATCTCCTATTTCAATCTTAGTTGTTTTATCCATGTCTACAGCCTCCTTATGTTACTACCACATATATTACAAATACCCACCTAACATTTCTACTACAATCTTACTTACATTGTATACATACTGCAATTCCTTCTTCTTTAAACCTTGAAGTTCATCAATGTAATCCTTGTCAAACTCTTCCTTAGCGTCATTCAGAACATACTTGATATATTTCCCTATTTGCTTTGGATTTGAAATCTCACCATGTTTAGAAAATACACTCAGAAGCCTGTTCTTTGTTATGTAATCCTTGAAACCTTCTTGTAGTTCAACCAATTTATCATCTACAGGTTTTCTTTCCCTCTTAGGCTTGACTTCCCCAAACTTTTCTC